TCTTCCATATGATCAGCAACTTCAGGTTCCTTATAAACAAATAGATCATAATTCACAAAGAAGTGAAGGACATCATTGACAACTTCATGATACATTTTAGTTCCACGAAGTGAATCATCACCCATTGTGATGTATTCCAGGGCATCATTCAGCCGGTCAACCACATTAAGGAATTCTGTGTTCTTATCCCTGGTACTTGGAAAGTAATGAATGTCAAATGGATGTTCCCTGAAGTACCTTTTCCCAATCACCTGTTTTTGGTTTGAAGTTAAAAGCATAATAAAAAAGCAAGGTTCTTTTAAACCCTGCTTCACCTGTTCTGTATGGATTGCAAATTCATCACCAAATTCTAGGTTCAGTTTTATTGCAATTGCATCTAATAGATTATTAAGCATCAAAACATTCCCCCAAGTATTTGATAAGTTTCTTTTCCAAAATATTTGCTGCTTGTGAATCAAGTTCCTTTTCAGAAATGGTCAACATAAACCTTCCTGAAACCCAACCTTTGTGATCCGCTGTTCTGTGGCCAAACTCAACATAGGAAGCATAAAACATTGGATTCACAATTTCAATTTGATATACATTACCAACTTTTGTGATCTCGAGTGATTCAGCATATTCCTTTGCATTACTACTTCCACCGGACTGTGCTTCTTCTTCAGTTGAAGCAGTCCAACCACGTCTTAATGTACCGCCTTTTTTACCGGTTGATTTTGGATACTGACCAACCGGTGTTCTTTTTATTACCTTTGCCAACAACCTTGCAGCAAGTTCTTTTGCACATTCTTCATAGAACTTATCAATATTATTCTTTTCTAACCTTTCAAGCTTCTTTTGAAGTTTTTTAAGTTGACTGAAATCACATCTTCCCCACTTTGACACTATGACCACCCCTTGAATAATTCCATCATCACTTGTTGATGGGAACTAAACAAAGCAGGTTCACCACTGTTTTGATAATCAGTTGTAGCACCATTTTGTGTGACTGTGATTCTTGAACCTGGTTTGATAATGACTTCAGGTGCAATGAACAATTTTACACCTTGTGTTACAACTGCAGCAGTTTCAGATTCATTTATGCTGTTAATACGTTCAAAAGATAATTTACAGGGTTGATCTGTGAGAACTTCAACCGGCTGATGTTTAGTTATTTTACTAACTGGATCAGTGACCGGTTGATATTCTGAAATGGTGCAAGTACCAATGTATAATCTTTCAATTGCTTTTCTCTTTGCACTTACCATTTGATGCACCTGTATGATGCAAAATCAGCTTCACCATGCATTAAGAAGCCAATCAAGGCATCAAGCCTTCCTTCAGGTGTCTTACTTCCTTCACCAAGGGCAAAGGTCACGTTGGTGTCACCCTCTTGAATACTCTTTACTGCTGCATCCAAATCAAACCCTGTTAATTGACCAATACTTTTCTTACCAAGCAAGAATTCACCAACCACCATATCAACTGCAATTTCATGAAGTCCTTCAGGAATGGTTGAAGTGTTACATTGGTTCTTGATGTGATTTTCTACTTTTTGGATGATGAACCCAAGCATCCAGGAATCTGTTTCAGTCACTACATATCCAAAGGATGCAAGTCTGTTGGTTACATCTTCAAGCATAATCATCACATCCTATTCTTTTTTTCTAGTGCTTCTCTTTTTAGGCTCAACTTCTTCAACTTCTTCTTTTACTTCTTCAGCAGGATCAATTGGTTCCTTATCAGTATCTTCACCAGGATCCTTTTCAGGTTCAGGCTCAACTTCTTCAACTTCATAACCATTCCTCTTGAACCATCCAATTAAATAAGGGTTGGTACATTCACCAACCCCATTTACAAATCCAACACCTGCTGAAATTCCATTATATTGCTTATTAGGTGCTAACACCTTTGCCATAACGAATTCCCCCTTGTATTATTGAACTTTAATCTTTCTCATTACACCTGCAGCTTTTGTTGCTTTAAGTGCTACTGCAGCAACCATTTCAACTTCACCGGTCTTAACTGCACCTGCTGTTTTATAATCAGGCAACCAACTTTGAACTGGTGCAACACCGGCCATGGAAATACCATGGAAACCATCCAATCCAAGTCTTGAAACATAAAGAGAAGTTTGACCTGCAGCTTCACCACCAAGAATAGGAATTACAGGGTTGTTTGTTCCTGGTTTTGCACCAAAATCAACCAAAGGAATTCCATCATAGGTTTCAATCTGTCTGCCAAAATCATCTTTAGTAACCATATACATTCCTGCACGTCTTGCACATGCTCTGATCTTTGCAATCAACTTCAAGTTACCACCAATGAAAGAAGATTTACCATCCAATCCCATAAGGAATTCATCAAGTTCATCCAAGAACACTTTGTAATTTGCATCAATTGCTGCTGCATTAGATAAGTCAATTATTGCACCAGGGATGTATTCAGTTGAAGATCCTGTCAATGCTTTTTCAAGTCCATCAAATGCATTTGCATCAACACCACTATCACCATTGATCACTGTATCATTGAATAATGCTGCTGCAGCCTTAATCTTTTGTTGCATCTGAAGTGAAACTTCATCCACAATACCACCCATGTTTGCAATGATTCTATCAATCTTGAAAGAACCACCAAACACTTTCAAATCAGTGGTGTATCTTTGCTTTGTGACTTCCTGGTTCACATACTCACTGTTTACTGCTCTGAATGCTGCAGTTGGCTGTGTGATCAATCTTGTGTACCCATAAGTAAGGGTTGCACCACCGCCTGTTGGTGAAACACAATCGTCAAAAGTCAGATTGTTGAAAAGAAAACTTGATTTTGCGAACTCGTCAATAACACCCATTTGAAGGGCATCTTGTACGTTTAATTTTGCCTGTGCTAATGTTACTGCCATTTAAAATGACCACCTTTCAATAATTAGTTTTTTTTTGTTATTCAGTACCTGTGAAATGCATTTTCACCGCTTCAGCAAGTGAAGTTGGTGATGTTCCTGCACCTGGTTTACCATCACCGGATTCACCAGGCTTAAAACCCTTGAATTGTTGCTTATTTGAAGATTGAATATCAAATAGGAACTTGGAATCTTCACCTTCTTGTAATTTTTTAAGCTGTTCTTCCAAGCCTTTGATTGCATCACCTTCAAATTCAGCATTTTCAAGGTCAAGAAGTGCCTTTGTTGCTTTTGGGTTCTTTGCCTTTGCAGCAATCAGTGCTTTTTCAACTGCATTGTCAATCTGAAGCTTTTTCAATTGTGCTTCATAATTGGCTTTTTCAGTTGTGTTTTGGGTTTGAAGGTCAGTGATGCTTTTCTTCATTGCTTCAACATCACCTGTTGAATTCTTCAAAGTTTCAAGCTGTGTATCCCTTGCAGCAATATCCTTTTCAAGTTGCTTCTTGGAATCATTCACTTCATCAAACCTTGTCTTTGGAATAAACCCCTTCAGTTCCTCATTTGAAGCATCTGCAACCTTTTGTGCTGTTGCTTCATCCAATCCTAACTTTAATAGATCTTCTTTTTTCATTTTCATTTCCACCTTTCAAATTCATTTTTAACCTGGTTCAGTCCAGTATTATTTGTCTTGTTCTTTTACGTCAACAATACCAAAATGACGATTTGTTTGATGCTTTAACCCAGGCATCAAGGAAGATAATTGACCACCGCCTTATCCGCTTAAATAAGCCTATTTCACAAACTTTTCATACCACTGACTGTATGTCATATTGCTTGGAATATAGTATGTCTTACCATCAGCACCCCTTGCAGCACGTTCCCCATAATCATCTTCAAAATAAGGAACAGTGGTGGTTCTACACCAAGCATGAAATGGTGGTGCAGTAACCCCAGGTTGATAATCTTTCATGTCCATTACTTCACCATCTAACCCCTGACACAATGCACTGGTGCTGTTGTCCAAGGTTGCAACAATCTGATATTTTTCAACATTTAATGTATTGAATGAATCCTTTTGTGCAGCAGAAGTGAAGAATGCTGATTCTGTCATTATAAGCCTTCCTGCTTTGTTCTTACTGACATCAAACTGCTTTGCAATAGTATTGATTGCCCTATCCGGTGAATCCCCTCTAATGATGGCCTGTGTCATTTCTGTGTGGACTGTATTGACAAGGTTCTGTTTGTTAGTCCAAACCCTATCACTAAATGTTTTATTATCAGTTGTCCAAGGTTTTGAAATGACCTTTTCAAGCTGCTTATCATTTAACCTCTGAAGATCATACCCAACATTGAAACCCTTTTGAATCTCATAAGCTGTGTGATAATAACCATCTTCATAAATACCCCTTGCAAGTCTATCAATTCCATCAAGCTGATTACCATATAAGACTTCAATCTTCTGCTCTG